AGCCTTATACCTGCCGTGAATAGCACGAGTAACGCCAGGTGCTATGTCATAGATAACTGGATCAATACCGGTCACTCAGGCCACTTACCATCCAGTACTAGTAGAGCAATAGCACTGTAGTTTAATAGATCAATGAAGCTATCGCGTAGCGATTCGTTCTCAGGTGTAGCACCACTATCAATCAAGTGATTGATGCGTGCTGTCTTATCCCACATACGCACACGCAAACCATTCAGTGGCCCACCTGGTGCGCCAGCGATATTGCTTGGGCCGTAATCCCTATGCTTCTTTAGAAGCAAGTTACCGGCACCATCTAGCACATCCCACATCGCTGCTATAAACGCGTCGGTATTGGCCTTACTGTTATAGTCTCGTTCACTCTGTCCGAGTGTAGGATCTGAAAGCCCATAGTAAGCATAGTCTGTAGCAATCTTTCCCAATCTTGATCCGTCATTCACTGGACTCTCCTATCAATAGTTTACGAGTAGCACTTGCGCCGTGTACTAGGTAGTAATCGTTAATGTCCATATTAGGTGGAAGTGTAACGATTGTAGAGTTCATTACCTCATTAGCCACGCGCTTACTAAACTCAGCTCCAGGGTTGGAGCCATCTTCTTTAACATCATTATCACCAACAACGTACACAGTTTCATAACCACCAAATAGCTTTGGAAAATGTGGCTTCCAAGCAGCTACCCCTGGCACACCAACTGCTGGTATATCTAACTCACCTGATACTATGATGGTATCAAGTTCACCTTCACATACAACTATGTAAGGCTTCATAACAGTCACATCAGCTACGTTGTAGAGGTGAGCCTTCTGTCCGGTAGGACTACCATACTTAGGTTTGCCTTCATCTAACCTGCGGAACTTAAACCCAACGCAAGAACCACTAGCAGTAATATAAGGAATGGAGATCCAACCCTCATACATCTCGTGACCATTGATCGGATCGGTGATGGTGCCAAGTTGGAACTTGGCTGCTGTAACTTCAGAGATCCCACGTGCGTCTAGCACGGCCAGCGCCTCTGGACTTATTGCTTGAGCGTATCGCTGCGCCGCTTCCAGCAGCAATTTCGATTGCACGTTTGAGGCCATCGTTAAACTCCAAATTCTCTAGGATGCAAACTAAGTTTACTGCGTTGCCACCCTTACCGCAGGTGTGACAGAAATATAAATTGTCATAGGTATTCATCACAGCTGACCTGCGACTGTCATTATGTAAGCAGCACCTAACTGATACCGACTTACCTTCTCTTACTTCACCACCAAAGCTGGCAACTATTGCCCCTATGGGGATTGTATTTGCATCAACGGAACCTTTGAATCCTTTGTTTTTACGTACCCTGGACCAGTCCTGTGTTGACATACGCACCCCTTAATGCTGCACTTCTCGTGCTTATGCGCGGCACGTTTCAGGTGTCCTAGTTTGTTTTCAGCACCGGCTTCAATGCAGTTCTGGCACATCATCGCTAGCCTCCTTGCTTTTTTGTAGCTCAACCTGACCCTTTTGATAGGCAACTCCAGCATCAAAGCCAGCGTTGTAACCCTCATCAAATGAGGTGTTCTTAGCGTGCTCAACGCCTAGACCTTTAAGTCTTTGGCGATTGATAGGTAAACCTATCTTGGTAGTCATACCTGCTCCGGATCAAAGTCATCTTCTGGTTCTTCTAATACTTGTACAAGATCTTGTACAACTTCTTCAGCGTCAGCTTTCGCAATAAGATCATCAATTATTGCATCAAGTTCTTCTGCTGATCCTGCTGGTGCTTGACCACTCCAAGTTTCAGTACTGGTAATAACGCCTTCTGGTGTTGCCATTATTCCTTCTCCTTTATCCATTGTTTAAGATCTTGTATTACCCAAGCGTTCTCTATGCCTGAGTTGCGGCGCTTAACTATCACATAGTGCAGCGGTACTTCCCCTTTACCGCGAGCCTTAGCGTAATTAAGCGCCTCAACTTCAGCTTCCCGCCAGAACTCAGGCAGTGCTAGCGCTGCCCTATTCTTTAGTTCAAGGATGAATGTTTCTCCCGCTATTACAGCGACAATATCACCCTCATCTTTCGCCCCAGCCTTAGACAAACGTTCAGCGCTTACGCCTTTATCGCGTAGCCACTTCATAACATCTGTCTCAAACTTGGAACCTTTAGTCTTGTTGTACTGACTCATCTACCAGTACAGCTTTATTGATCTTGTAGATAATGTTTCCTTCTTCATCTTTAACTAACTCAACAATGCCAGATTGTAGTAAGGCACCAACGAAGTTAGTTAGATCTACCTTGAGTGCATCAACTTCTTCACGCAATACATTCCCAGCATCACGCAGCGCATCAATCCTCAAGTTATCTCGGTATTTATTTACTAACGGTTCAGACATTGTAACTCCCTTGGTATCCAGCCATTGTGTCTCGTCTAAGCATCCTGCCAAATTGGTCTTCATCACTAATCTGACACGCTGCATAGTTTACTAGAAGCTGTGCGTAATTAGAAGCATCAGCTGTGTGTGGTCCAAAGCGATTCTTCACGGCAGCCACCTTCAGTGTTCCCTGGCTTGGGTCATAACCCAAAGTCAAGATCAACGCCGGTAGTTGGCTCACCTTGCCGTGAATAGCCCGACGATGTGGCGGATTGATTGGGCTTCCATACTCGCTCTGTTCCGATACGTGGTGCAGTACTAGTACGCACGCTTCTGTCTTGCGTGCCATATCGTGCAACTCCATCATAATCGCACGTAGTCCTGCCCATTCATTGTCAGTCTCTGCTGTTACGTTCATTAGGTTATCTATTACGATCAGCTCCGGTGCGTGACCGTATAGTTCAACGTATGCCCGTATCTCTAACTCAAGATCATCAATAGATGGTGATGAATCAAAGACCCACTTGATGTGGCCTAACTTCTCAAAGCGAGAATCGTAGTAGTGACTATCGTTTGCTAAGTTATTTTCTACAGAGATCTGTGAGTGACCGCTGACGTGGGCTGCTGCCCTCATCATCACGGTTGTTGTGTCGGTATCTGCTGAAAAGAACAGCGTAGGCACGTTTGCTTTGATTGCGTAAACCAATGCGAACATTGACTTACCAGCATTAGGTGCTGCTGCAACCATACAAACTTGCCCACGCCGGAACTTAATCTCTTTGGCAGCTAAGCCAGCCCATACATCAGGTAGCGGTGTTGCTCTAGTGAGCACGCCACCCCAAGCACGGGAAAGATCAAGCAATGTTTTTCCTTTCCATTTCTTTAAGACGAGCAATTAAGATTCTATCTTTATTAGTTAGCCCACCCCAAATACCGTGAACTTCATTAGCAATGCCCCATTCGGCACACTCGCTTTTATGTGGACACTTCTTGCAAACAGACTTTGCGAACGCCATATCCGCAACACTTCCTACTTCCTTTATATCTGGAAACCAGAAGTCACCGCCTATTTGAGCACAACTGGGAGCTTCATAATCTTTTGGCTCCCGCATTTGCTATCTAACCCAGATAGTGTCGCACTTATCTGGAGCACCCTTTGGTGTTGAACACATCCAACCCGACCAAGGCCCCTTAGCTGATACGCCTGACTTAAATAACATAGGTCCGTGCTTACAAGAATTACCAGCTGCTGGTGGTGCTGAAGTAATAGCCGGTGCTGGTGGAGTGTCCTTAAACTGTGCTGCGATAGCAGATACAGCAGGTGAAACAGCAACTGGTGCTACTGATCCTTGTGATAGTTCTCTACCAGTAGTAATAATGTTCAGTGCGTTCATTGCAATATCTGCAAGTCCTGCTTCTAGTTCACGCACATCTGCTGCGTAAAGATTGATAAGTGTTCCATCAGCCAACTTGTAGTTGACTTGGAACTTGGTTCCTTCTGTAGCCATTTAGTTACCTCCAACTTGCTTAACAGATAGTCGCTGACTCTCAGCTCCTACCTTCTTAGGGATGAACCCTAATAGTTTTTCTACCTCGCTACTATCAACGGTCTCACGACCTTTAATAGTTGACCAACTTACTTCGATACCACTTTGCGTGGTACCTAGTAAACCTACAAAGGATTCTTTCAGAGATTCTTGTTGCTTCTCCATATCCTTTATTGCTTGACCTAACTGTAAATACAGCAGTGCGTTCTTGTCAATATCCGCATCATCAATGATTACATCACTAACTGCGGTACGTTCTTTTTTTAGACCATCGCATCCCATCTCACCAGATGCGTCATAGAACTGGCAGTAATGCTGGCAGTAACTAGCATCCTTTTCCGGTGCTGGGAGTTCCTTTGATTCCTTAACAGTTGCGAGCCAACCGAGTGCAGTTAGTGCTACAGATTCGTCGTAAGGTTCTGTGTGTACCTTGACGTCTCTTTCATCGCCGTCCCTAGCAATCGCTACTAGCGACACTCGGTTGACTACGTAACCGTTTTTGGATAGGAGGTATCCGTACAGATGTACTTGCCACCTTTGCTGTGTTGATGGAAAAAAACCCAAGTTCTTCAACTTGGAAGTCTTCCAGTCAATCACATCGCCAGTGCTTGGTACATATAAATCTATGTGGGCTTTCATTCCATCGTATTCAACTTCAGCTTCAATCATTAACTTATCGTTACCAGCTAACGCCTTCTCAATCTCTGCGTGGATAGCAGTACCCATAATCGCAGCGAGCTTAAGTTGATTATCATTTGTTTCTGGTTG